GTGGCTCAGTTTTCGGTCGGCGTCAACACCCTTGCGCAACACCAAGCGCAACAGCAACTGGCCGCTGAGTATGAAAAGGCCGCAAAGGCCCTCCCCGAGTTTGCCGACCCTGCAAAGCGTGCACAGCTTTCGCAGCGACTGTCTGGAGTTCTCCAGAAGTACGGCATGACCGGGCAGGAGCTTGGCACCGTCACGGACCACCGCGTCCTGCTGATGTTGCGCGACCTGGAGAAGTTCCACGGACGCCAGCAAGCCGCTGGAACCGTGCGCGAGAAGCTGGCAAACGTCCCTCCCAAGACGCAAAAGCCAGGCACCGCAACCCAAGACGGCGGGCGCAGCGCGAAAGCGGCGCAGGCCAAGTCCCAATTCATGAAGTCGGGCCGATCCATGCGTGACGTCGCCCGTTACCTCGCTCAATCGCAGGAGTAATCAACATGCCAGCAAATAGCTTCGGTACGACCACGGCCATCGGTAACCGTGAAGACCTCGTAGACATCATCTACAACACCGCTCCCACTGACACGCCGCTGATTTCAGCCATCGACAAGGTAAAGGCCACCGGCGTGACCCACGAATGGCAGCGTGACGTGCTGGCGACCCCAGCTAACAACGCTGTGGCAGAAGGCGCGGACGCTACCTACACCGCCATCACGCCGACTCAGCGCCTGTCCAACCAGACGCAGATCTCGCGCAAGACGTTCTCGATCACCGACACGCAAGAACGTGTGTCCAAGGCGGGCCGCAAGTCGGAAATCCGCTACCAGACCATCAAGCAGGGCAAGGAACTGCGCAAAGACATGGAACTGGCGCTGATCGAAAACCCCACGCTGACCACTGGCGCAACCCGTCAGACTCGCGGCCTGCGCGGTTGGCTGGTCACCGGTGGCTCGTTCGGTGCAACTGGTGCAAACCCCAACTTTGTCACCAACACCGCCCCCACAGACGGCACGCTGCGGACCTTCACCGAAGCCCTGATGCGCACCGCTGCCCTGTCGGCCTACACCAACGGCGGCAACATCTCCATGCTGATGGTGCACCCATCCATCAAGCAGAACATCTCCGCCACCTTCACCGGTGCCGGTACGAAGTTCATCAAGGGCGAAACCAAGCAGCTCAACACCGCCTGGGACGTGATCAAGACCGACTTCGGTGACTTGGACATTGTCCCGAACCGTGTGATGCAGCGTACCCGCGAGGCGTACTACATCGACCCCGATCTGTGCGCCCTGGCCGTCCTGCGTGACATGGAAGACCAGGAACTGGCCCGCATCGGCTCAGCCCGCAACTTCATGATCGAAAGCGAATACGCGCTGGAAGCCCGTGAAGAACGCGGCATGGCCTGCACCCGCGATATCCAGTAATCGCCCACCACTGAATAGCCCTCCAGGGGAAACCTTGGGGGGCTTTTTATATGACCGTACAGACCTTCTACAAAGAAGAAGACGAGCAACTCGTCATTACTCGCACGCAAAACGTCGGTGCGATTGTGGACAGGAACAAAGCCTTGTCCAACGAAGGCTTCACAGGGCGCCCAGGTGCTCGCGTAGTGGCCTCCATTCCCCCGGTGGTCATTGAGCACTACTGCAACGTCAAGGGCATCACTGTCCATCAGTGGATGACCGATCCAGAAGTGCGCAAGCGCTTTCTGAACGACCCCGATTACGCCGACCTCCGCATTTGGAAGGGCAAAATATGAAACGCGAAGACGTCATAACCATCGCCGCGAACGGTACGACCGTCACCACCGGTGCTGCATCGGCTGCCGTGCCTGTTCCTGTGAATTCTGCCGGGACCAAGCCCCTGTATGTGCGCATCGCAGCCACGAATGAAAGCTATGTCCAGATGGGCAGCGCATCGGTTGTTGCAACAGCAAACAGCCTGCTTGTGCAGCCTGCCGACAGCGTGATCCTTGCCGTGGGTGGGCACACGCACATTGCGCACATCCAAGGTGCTGCGGTCGGCAAGGTCAACATCATGCCGCTTGAGGACTTCTGACCATGGCGATGACTTGGCGGCAGATCAAGGACGCGGTGGCGGCTTACGCCCATCGCTCAGACCTTGCAACGATGATGCCGACCTTCTTGGAACTTGCCGAGCAGCGCATCTACGCTGGGGCGTCAGAGGGCGATGTTCCTCCTTTGCGGCTGTCGTCCATGATGACTGTCGTCAATCCTGCGTCATCGACCCTGCCCGCTGATTTCCTCGAAATGAAGCGCGTGAGCGTGGTCATGTCGCCCACGTACAAAAAGCCGCTGGACTTCAAGCCGCTGGAAAACATGGGCGAGCAGGAACTTGCTTCGGGCTTTCCTTCGTTCTTCTCGCTGCGTGGTAATTCGCTGGTGTTCTCCCCATCGTTCTCGCAGGACGTGGAAATCACCTACTACGCCAAGTTCCCCGCCCTGGTGAACGACACAGACAGCAACTGGCTGACCAACAACGCATCGTCGGTCTACATCTCCGCCATGTTGGTCGAGGTGGGCTACTACACCGAGGACCCAGACCTGACAGCCCGAGAACTGTCGCGCTTCGCCTCGGTGATGAACAGCCTGCAAGCACAGGATGACGGCAACAAGCACTCGGGCGCACAACTACGAATCATGCAAGACGCACGGAGGCTCATCTAATGGCCGTCGAATCCGCAACCTACCCATCTCAGCTCAACACCGCCTTGCCAACGGCGGCAGACATGGTGAGCGAGGGTGATGACCACTTGAGGCTGCTTAAGACTGTCGTCAAAACCACGTTCCCTAATGTGGCGGGCGTCATTTCCGCAACGGATGTGCAGCTGAACTACGTCACTGGCGTGAATTCTGCGATTCAGACGCAGATTGATGGAAAGGGTGCGATTTCAGGGCAGACATGGACCGGACCGCACGTTTTTCCTGGCACGACAACGATAGGCGGTCTCACGCCGACTATTCGCGGCTATCTGGAGACCATCACCAGCGACGCTCAAGCGCAAATCAATGCCAAAGGCGCTATCGCTGGGCAATCGTGGTCGGGCACTCAAAACTTCACAGGCGCAACCATCACCGTCCCCACCGCAACCGTGGGCGACTCTTCCAACAAAGCGGCTTCCACGGCTTTTGTGGCTACCGCTGCGTTTTCTGCAGCCTTGCCGGGCCAATCTGGCAACGCTGGACGAGTGGTCACTACTGATGGCACGACTGCAAGCTGGGGTTACGCGATCCTGTATCGAAACTACATCAGCACCAGCTCGACAGCTCTCAAAGGCTTCAACAACGTCATCACCGCTGGCGGCATCACCGTGACGCTGCCGACTTTGGCTGATGGAGAGATCTGCCAAATCACCAATTCCTCCAACACGACCACTTCCGCAGTGGATTGGGGCTCCACCAAGTTTCGTGGGCAAACGTCCCCCGGTGTGATGACGCTGAACAAGCTCTCCGCATCGTTCTTGGTCATTGGCACAGGCAATGCAACTTACGGGAATATCTAAATGAGCTTGTTTACAGACTATTTCGGTGGGGGGGGTGGTGGGGGCAACAAAACCATTGTTTTTTGCCCAACGTCACGAACCGTTGTCGCCCCTGTATCTGGCACGGTACGCGTTCGCGCTATGGGCGCCGCTGGCAGCGGTGCTGGCGGCGCATCAAACGCATCTGGCGGCAATGGCGGAACGGTTGGCATCAAGAAAGCTGTGGTGACCGCTGGCGCAAGCATTGTCGTCACCCTTGGAGCTGGCGGCGCCACAGTGAGTTCGGGCGCTGGTAATCAAGGCGGCACCACAACGGTCACTGGCACAGGTATCAGCGTCAGCATCCCTGGCGGGAATGGTGGCGTGACTGGCGGCGTTTCCCCTGCTGCTAACACGGAGCCCACTGGATGTGATTCTTACTGGCTGGGCGGCCTGGGTGGCGCTGGGAATGCGTCAGGCGGTGGAGGTGGTGGCGGCGCCGGGGCCTTGTTGGAAGGGACGACTACTGGCGGTAACGGTGGCGCTGGTAGCTCCAATGGTGGCGGTGGCGGTGGCGTTGGGGCCAATGGCTTAAGCAGCGCTGCGGGCGGCTCTGGCGTAGGTGCGCAAAACTTGGCGCTGCAGTCCATACAGACAGTCGGTATGACCAGCGAGACGCATAGCCGTTTGTTGGTGAATGTCTCTGGCGGTGGCGGCGTTACTGCCACTCCAGATGGAGGCCCGGGCGGTGGAGGTGTAGGCGCCACCGCATCGACTGCAGCGGGTAGTGGCGGCTTCGGAGGTGGTGGCGGGGGCAGCGCATCGTCTGGCAACTTGGCCAAAACGGGCGGCACTGGCGGCGGTGGAGGAGGCGGGGGCGGCGCATCTCCAAACTCAGGCGCTGGAGGCTCCGCTTACGTCATTCTTGAATTCACTGAGGAATGAGCATGCGCATCGACATTATTGACCCCGTTGGAAATGTCGTAAACACCATCACCGCAGACCCAGCTTTTGCGAATGCGGAGTATCCAGGAGCCTGGCGCCAATCTGCGTATCAAGACCCGGAGCCAACGCCGCGAGAGTTGATCTTGCGTCACATCAAGCAGCTTGAAGACGCGGAAAACATGCCGCGCGTGACACGAGAAAGTTTGATCGCCATGGCAGAGGAAAGGGGTTTGGCGGCTGGCTTAACGCTGGAGCAGCTCCGGGTCAAGAACAAAGGCTATGCCGGTTTAAAAGCACTTGACGAGCAGATTGCAGCACTGCGGGCACAGCTATGACGCACATTCTTTTAGCCCCGTTTTACTTCTTTTTTCTGTTTTTGACCCTATGGGTCTTTTTTTTGGCCGTCATGAGCCTGAAGCGCGCCCGAGACACCGTGGGCCTGACGTTTTGGTGCAAGGTCTTTGGCTACCCGGTGCTGTTTGTCGGTCTGGCGCTGGATTTCCTGTGCAACGTGTTTGCGCTGTCGCTGATCCTGCTGGAATTGCCTCAAGAAGGCACGGTAACGGCCCGATTGAAGCGCCACAACATCGAGTCCAGCGGCTGGCGTAAGTCTGTCGCGGTGTGGGCCGAGCAACTGCTGGATCGATTCGACCCCAGCGGAGATCACATCTGATGCCTATCAAGCAAGTAGGCCCACTGGGTCAGCACGGCATCAACAAGGACTTGCAGCCGCAGGAGTTGGCCGACAACGTCTGGACGGACGGCGCCAATGTTCGCTTTCGCGACGGTGCTTTGGAGCGCATGAAGGGCGAGCAGAAGATTTTCGACACTCCCGCCGTCACGCCTTACTTTCTGCAGCCCTACTACACCAACACGACGCAGTATGTGATTCATGCAGGGTTGGCGGCGGTATATGCGGACACCTACACGGGCGGGTCGCCATCTCGCACAAACATCACCCCCACCTCTGCACCTACCGGCGCTGTGGATGATCGCTGGACCGGCGGTGTTTTGAATGGGGTACTGGTACTCAACAACGGCAAAGATGCGCCCTGGTATTGGGACCGTGGAGCGCCCAATAAGCTCGTCCCGTTGCCAAACTGGCCGACTGGATGGGTGGCGAAATCAATACGCCCATTCAAAAACGTTTTGGTCGCAGTCGGCATCACGAAGTCGGGTGTTTCTTACCCGCATTTGGTGGCATGGTCGAATGCAGCCGCCCCTGGAAACGTGCCTGACTCTTGGGACGCCACGGATCTTACAAAACTGGCTGGCGATCTGGATTTGGCAGAAGACCCGGGGTTGATGTTGGATCAACTGGTCATGGGCGACGTCAATGTTTTGTACAAACAAAACTCGATGTATGCCATGCGTGCTACAGGTGGAACCGATGTGTTCCGCTTTCAGCGTTTGCCTGGCAAGACTGGGATGCTCGCCATTGGATGCGTGGCCGACACGCCGCTAGGCCACGTGGTTTTGACAAACGGCGATGTGGTTTTGCACTCAGGTCAAGGGACTAATTCGATCATCAACGGGATTGATCGCAAATTCCTGTTTAAGACCATCGACAGTACCAATCGTTCGCGGTCCTTTCTTGTCGCAAATCCAGCTGCAAGCGAAGTGTGGGTGTGTTTTCCAGAGCTTGGAAAAGCTGCATGCACGAAAGCTCTTGTGTGGAACTGGACGGATAAGACCTGGAGTATCCGCACCCTGGATAACGTGACCTACGGCGCAGCGGGCCAGCTTGCAGACGCAGCGACCAAGACCTGGGCCGAGCAAAACTACGCCTGGAGCGATGCCACGTTTGCGTGGGACGAAAACGAACTGTCGCAAGCGCAAGAACGCCTTTTGCTGTGCTCCGCAGCGCCTTTGGTCGTCGCAGCCGATGTCACTGGCACGCGCAATGGAGCGGCGTACACCAGCTATGCAGAACGCACCGGCCTCACTTTTGGCGACCCAGACTTGGTGAAGGGCGCCAGAGGGCTGCGCGTGCGCGTTGAAGCATCCAAAGGCACCAAGATTCAAATTGAACTTGGCGGGGCCATGAACACGGAGCAAGCCGTGAGCTACGGGGCGCCATTCCAGTACACGGTCGGCACCACGGAGAACAACCAAGTCGACCTGTTTGCGAAATACAAATTTCTTGCAGTGCGCATCACGTCACTCGACAACCAGCCGTGGCGAATCACCAGCTATGGCATCGACCTTCAACCAGCGGGGCGCTACTGATGTACCGACCTAACAACGTGCCGCCAGATGCGGCGCAGCTTCCTGCGTTTCTAAACCAGGAATTGGCAGAAATAGCACGGGCTCAACAAGAGCCCGTTTTTTATTTGGACATCGCCATTTCCAACAGCGCGCCCAAGGTTCCCACCAGCGGTCGTGTGGTGCGGTACGCGCAGGCGGATGGGACGAACTGGAACCCCGGATCTGGGGCTGGCCTGTACGCATATCGAAGCGGCACCTGGGTATTCATCGGATAGGAGCAATCATGGCAAATTTGATCGGCGACAAGACTTATCAGCAGTGGATGGATGACATCCAGCAGGCCGGGGCCGGTGGGGACGTCAATGCCGAAGTGGCTGCGCGCCAAGCCTATGCCAACGCATTCAACGGCCAGTACAGCCCTAACTCCGCGCCAACCACCGCAGCAGACATCCAAAACCCAACCAGCTCATTCTTGGGCAACATGGATTGGGGGCAGGGCGCTAGTGCTGGGGGTGGTGCTGGATATTCAGGTGGGTCACCTGGTGCTTACAACACCAAGCCCATGCAGGGCTCGCCAGGCGGTTTTTCTGGCGGCACCTCGTCCGCATCGACAGCGGGCCAGAACCCCTACCTGACACAAATGGGTAACACCATGGTCGGGCAGATGACCGACAACTTCAATCGTCGTGTCATGCCGTCCATCGCATCGGGCGCGATGGCCTCTGGTGGTTTTGGCGGCTCTCGGCAGGGTGTGGTGGAGGCAAACGCCATGAACGATCTGAACACACAGATCGGCGGCGCACTGTCCAACCTGTACGGCAACGGCTTCAACACCGCGCTGAATTACGACTTAGGCCTGCGCGGCAACGATCTTGGCTATGCAGGCCTGGACGCCCAGATCAACCAGAACAACTTCAACAACCGCTTGGCCGGTGCGAATTTTGGCCTGGGTGTGGTCAACCAGGGCATGGCGAACAACCAAGCCGGGATCAATGCTGGCACGAACGTCCAGAACACCCCAATGAACTACTGGAGCCAGTTCGCCAACCAGTACAACGGCATCGGCCAAGGCTACGGGTCCACCACTGGCTCGACCAGCCAGCAAGGCAACCCGGTGATGGGTGCGTTGGGTGGTGCGCAGTTGGGCAGTCGCTTCGCGCAAGGTTGGGGCAATACCGCAGGCTCTGCATCAGACACAGCCAACGGCACCAACTTCTGGGCGCCCAACTTCCGCGGAAGCATGGGCGACTGATGCACTACACGCCAACCACCATCCCCGCAGAGGCGGCGGATGCGCTGCGGCCTGCGTTCGATTACTCGGACGACCAGCACGTCGATGACTGGATCACCTTGTGCAAAGAGGACAAGGCCCAGCTCTGGCGGCTTAACGACTACTGGCTGATTTCCCAAGTAGTCCGAACCAAACGCGGCCTTGCCATCGATCTCAAGTTCAGTGCCGGGGTGTACGAGCCCGCCCTGATCGATGAAGCCAACGCCTGGGCCAAGTCCATCGGGTGTGTCTGGTCCTACTTCTCGGGCCGCCCAGGGTGCGCACGTCGCCGCCCTGATTACCGAATTCGCAGCGTCACAGCAGACAAGGAGCTTTAAGCATGCCAGCAGCACTCGCACCAATCGCCGGAGCCGTAGTCGGCGGCCTCATGTCTGACGGTGGCGGCGGCGGTCAACAAACCGCATCCAAAGAGCCATGGGCACCGGCTATCAAGCCCCTGACCAACTCGCTTGACACCGGCCAGGGATTGGAGCGGTACTACCAGCAAAACCCGTTCAACCCGATGCAGCGCACCGGGTATCAAAACCTGTTTTCTGACTTGGACCAGTTCCGCAATCAGATCCAGCCCGGGATGATGCAGTTTGCCAACGACATGATGCAGTCCAACTATCAGCGCGGGCCGCGTCAGTCGCAGATGGAAGCCATGCAAGGCCAAATGCCCATGCAGAACACCAAGCAGCCCATGATGATGCAGCAGGGTGGAGACGGGGTGTACTCCGCCAAGCCCATGCAGATGCAAGGCGGGCAAGGCGGCTTGATGGCTGCGATGGGCCAAATGGGGCAGGGCATTGGCTCTCTGGGAATGGCGGGCGGCATGTCCATGTCCGATGCCATGCAGGAGCCTTCCATGTACTCGCAAGGCTCCATGCCGCAAGGTCTGCTCTCTGCCATTCAGCAAGGCCCATTCCAAGCCCCTACACAAGGGAACTACGGCCTGTTGGACTTTGTCCAGCTCAACCCATTCACCGCAACAAACGGCATCCCTGCGACGCCCGTAGCAGAGAAGCCAGCAGACAAGACCCCCGACCAATTGGCCGAAGAAGAACGCCGCCGCCGCCAACAGGCTGGTGAAGGCTTCCGAGGCGAAGGAGCGTAAACATGGCAGGACTGTTCGACTTCGGCACCGCACAGCCATCGGGTGGGCTGCTGGGCGACCTGTTCAACGACCCGGGCGCGCGGCTGGGTATGCAACTGCTGGCCGCTGGCTCTCCGCGTATGCGTGGTTTGGCTGATGTGATGGCGAGCCAAGACCGTGCGCAACAGCAGGCGCTGCAGCAAAAGTACCTGCAGTCTCAGATCGACGAGAACGCCACGCAGAACAAGCAGCGCGAAATGCAGATGCAGAACGCCATGGCTCAACAAGCGCGCGAAAACGCGTTCTTTGGCATTGGCAATCCTCCGCCCACAACGCAAGGCCCAGGGATGATCCCTGCCCAACCGAGTGCTGGCGGTCCTGCCGCGCAATCGGTGCCATCCGCTGACAAGTTCGATGAATGGTCTCGCCTCTACAACATCCCCCGCGATGCGCTGATGGTGGACTACATCAAAAATGGCGGCAAGGGCATCGCAGAGATGATCGCCAAGCGCGGCACGCCTGACATGCAGGTGACAAACGGCTACGCCTACGACAAGAACCGCTTGAACGCAGGGTATCTGCCTCAACTGAACATCAGCAATGACGGCAAGGCCACGCAAGTGCGCATCGGCCCTGATGGTCAGCCGGTGGTGTCCGCTCCCCGAGGTGCTCCGGAAACGTTCGGCACGTACCAGGGCATCCAGGCTGGCATCCAGTCGGCAAACACGCCTATCAAGGTGTTCAACCCGCAAACGCAGCGCGAGGAATTCATCCCGCAATCGACAGCGTTGCGTGGCGCGTCTGCTCAGCCGCAATACTCCGGCGCTGGCTATGCAGGCGGTTCTGCCGCAGCCGCCGCACCTGAGCAACTGCAGATCATGCAGAGTGAGCTGAACAAACTCCCACCCAATCACCCCGACCGTCCAGCAATCATGCGCGAGATGCAACGCCTTGGTGGCGGGCAAGTGGCGCAGTCCGGCAACTACGCAGCCGGTCCGAGTGCTATGGAAACTGCAGCAAATGAAGCATTGCGGGCAAAGTCCGTTGACACCGCTAAGGCCGATGCAGCTCGCGAGTCAGATACACGCGGCAAGATTGACCAATTCAAAATTCTCAATCGGCAGATCGATAAAGCCAAAACGCTGTTGGAGCAAGGCCCAACAGGCTCTGGAGCTGGAGCAGTTGTAGACAGCGCTCTTGGAATGGTTGGCGTCTCCACAAAGGGCGCGGAATTGGCGTCAGCGCTGAAAGCTACCGCTGGCTGGATGCGGCAAAACGTTCCTAAGGCGCCTGGCGCGCAGTCTGATGCCGAGTTACGCGATTACTCTCAGGCTATTGGCGATGTTGGAAATGAGAAGCTGCCTATTCAAACCCGCTTGGCGGCTCTCAAAGCGGCGAAAGACATCAGCACAGTATGGGAGGAACGCGCATCAGGGCAAAACGGTGCAAATGGTGCGCCCAATCCGTGGGGAGACAAGCCTATCCCTCAAGGCGCAATCAATGATCTCAAAATGCGCGGCCCAAAAGCCAAAGCCCAGTTTGACGAAGTATTTGGCCCGGGAGCCGCAGATCGAGTGCTTGGAGGTCGCTAATGGCTGATGTAAATCCGTTTGCTAAATACGCGCAGCCGGAAGAGAACCCGTTTGCAAAGTACGCAGCCCAAGCGCCGCAGCAGCCAGCGCCAGAGCAGCCAGAGCCCAGCGGAGGATTCTCCCAGGGCGTAGGCAACCTCTTGGCTGGTGCTGTGCGCGGCGCTGGGTCTATCGGCGCAACCATCGTGGATCAGATCCGCAGCAAGCTGGCAGACCCGGTACAGCAAGCCATTCCGCAGAACATGCGGCCACAGATCACGCAAGGATTGCAAGACGCGCCACGCGGCCAAGCGCTGCGCGCCGCCATGGATAGCGGCCTGCAGGAGATGGGAGCACAGCCAGAGTCCATGCTCTACAAAGGCGGTCAACTCGCGGGCGAAGTAGCGGGGACTGCCGGGGTTGGCGGTGTTTTGGGCAAGGGGCTATCTGCCGTACCGGCCTTGGCAAAGTTTGCGCCCATGGTGCAGTCTGGAGGGTTGACCCTCGGCCCCGCAAGCACTGGAAACTACGCCGCAAATCTCGCTCTGCGTGCTGCTGGCGGTGCTGCTAATGGCGCCGCGACTGCCGCCCTGATTAACCCGGAAATGACCGCAGAAGGCGCGCTGGCTGGCGCTGCTTTGCCTGTTGCCGTGAAGGGCGCGCAGTACGCTGGCAAGGGCGTGTCCGCGCTGACAAAGAACGTTCTCGGGCGCATGACTGGAACCAGTCCCGAAACAATCAGTGCAGCCTACAGAGCCGGGCAAGAGGGGTCGGTGGACTTCCTGCGGAACATGCGCGGCGACGCATCATTTGATGAAGTCGTTGACGCGGCAAAAGCAGGACTGGAAAAGATGCGCGCGGACCGTGGCGCTCAGTACCGCAATGGCATGCTGGACATTTCAGCCGACAAAACGGTGTTGGACTTTGCGCCAATCGACAGCGCAATGCGCAAGGTGCAGGAGATTGGCAGCTACAAAGGGATTCAGACCAACAAGAACGCGGCAGGCATCGTTGATGAGCTGTCACAGACCATTGCGCAGTGGAGGCAACTAAATCCGGCTGAATACCATACCCCTGAAGGCTTGGACGCCCTCAAACGCGCGATTGGCGACATTCGAGACGCGACTCAGTTCGGCTCTCCAGCGCGTCGCGCTGCGGATTCTGTCTACAACTCTGTCAAGGGCGAGATAACCAAACAAGCGCCCGTTTACAGCAAGGTAATGGGCGACTACTCCAAGGCCACCGAAGCGCTCCAGGAAACGGAGAGAGTGCTATCTCTCGGTAAAAGCACCAGCCAAGACACCGCCATTCGCAAGCTCCAAAGTCTGATGCGCAACAACGCTCAGTCAAACTATGGCAATCGTCTATCCATTGCCCAGCAGTTGGAAGAAAAGGGTGGCGTGCAACTGACGCCAGCTATTGCGGGGCAAGCCATGAATACGTGGGTTCCTCGTGGCGTCGCGGGGCAGATTCAGGCTGGCGGGATTGGCCTCGGTGGGTACATGAATCCAGCCGTTCTTGCTGCTCTGCCGTTCACAAGCCCAAGGCTGGTTGGCGAGACGGCTTACCGCGCTGGATTGCTGTCTAACGCTGCGACAGGCGCAGCCCAGCAAGTGCCAGGCCTGTTGTCTGCAAGCCCGCAGGCGCGACAGATCGGCCAAGGTCTGTTGACCACGCTGCCGATTGCTATTTCAACCAGCCAAACAGCCCGCCAATAAAGGCCAAGGCCGCAAAAACGGCGACCTTGATCCAAAGGTAGTCAGTGAACTCCATGCCCGCTCCTAGCGGGCTTTTTTACGCCCGCAAAGGGACATTTTAGAGGCAGAGGGAGCCGCATGAGCAATCACGCAGTAGAGAACGCGGGCATCGTCGCAAGCAAAGTTGCCGCCTACGGAGGTGCCAGTGGCGCCGTAGTAGCTGGGCTGACCCTGAACGAGCTTGGCGTGATCGTCGGCATCTTTGTGGGCTTGACCGGGTTGATTCTTGGGCAAATCTGGTCTTGGAGAAAAGACCGGCGCGAGGCCAGGGAGCAGGAACTGCGGATGCGCAGGGATTTCGGGTCCAACTGGAGCGAGCTGTGAGCATCCTGCAAACCATCACCGACACCGCCATCGACCCAGCTTTTGCCATGATGCCCAAGCACATGGACAGCCCACGCGCCCGGGTGATGCTGCTATCCATAGGGTTGCAGGAAAGCCGTTTCGAGTACCGCCGCCAGATGGGCAACGGCCCAGCCCGTGGGTTCTGGCAGTTTGAACAAAACGGCGGGGTGCGTGGCTGCGCGAACCACCCGGCCAGCTCTGGTTTGCTGCGGCAAATCTGCGTGGCGCGTGGCGTGGCGTTTGAGCCCCGTGCGATCTGGGCAGCGCTGGAGCGGGACGACGTTCTGGCTGCGGCAGTAGCCCGTTTGTTGCTCTACACCGACCCACGCCCACTGCCCGCGCTAGACGACGCGCAAGGCGCATGGGATTGCTACTACCGCAACTGGCGCCCCGGCAAACCCCACCGGCAGACCTGGGACGACTTTCACGCGCGTGCCGTGGAGTTTGTGCAATGAACGAAAAAGACCGCTGGAAACATCGCAGACGCATGGCGTGGCTCTCACTGCTTGCAGGGCTGGCGTTCCCGCTGCTGCTGCTCTACACCGACTCGGCACAGCTTGGGGTTGTGGCCGCGCCGTTCTACACGTTTGCCGGTGCCGTGGTGGTGGCATACGTGGGCTTTGCGACCTGGGACGACAAGTCCCACAAGGACCCATCATGAAACTCACCCTACTCATTCCCGCAGTTTTGATCAGTGCAAGTCTCACCGGCTGCGCCACGACGAAAGGTCTAGAAGTCTCCGCAGAAGATGCCAAGGAATGCGCCGAAGTGGGCTGTACTCCGTGGTCTGAGCGCCAGCTTGAAGGGCTCGCAAAGCACTTCTACGGCCTGGGCGTGAAGGCTGGTATTCAGCGGCAGAAGGGGAGCATTTGATGCTCTACACCTACGTCGCTACAGGTTTGATAGCTGGTGCGGTTGCTGCAACCGGTGCTTGGCAAGTTCAGGGCTGGAGGCTTGGCAACGAAATCAACAGCATCAAAGCCCAGCAGGCCGCCGAATCAGCCAAGGCCCAAGCCGACACCCGAGCCAAGGAAATCGCCTTCAATCAGAAACTGCAGGATGCCCAAAATGAAGCCACGAAACGCGAAACCAAACTACGCGCTGATGCTGCTACTGCCCGCCGCACTGCTGACGGCCTGCGCGGCACCCTCTACGACTTCCGTGCAAGTCTACCCAACGCCTCCACAAGCGCCCTCGTTGCGCGAGCCGATACCGCAGCAGAGCTACTCGGAGCGTGCGTCAGCGAATATCGAGGCGTGGCAGAAGCGGCTGACCGACATGCTGGTGACGCGCTGATGCTGCAGCAGGCGTGGCCTAAGTAGCCGTCTCTGGCGGCGGAGGAATGGGCATCCAGTGGGTTGGATAAAAAAAATCTGGCGATTCCGATACGGTTAGCCAATCGCCACCGCCAATTTCAGCAGCCCAAGACCCGACGACTATTGTTGGCTTCTGATCTTTTCGGTATTCAGGGTAAACATACCAGCCACAGAGTAGTAGATGGCGCCCATCGTTCGGGGCTGTTTCCATAGGCTGCCAGTCGCTCATGCTCATTCCTTTGTGATGCGTGGCCCTCAAAGCCGCGCTGAACTATGGGATGGAAAATCTGGAAAAATGCTTGAATAGGTGCTTATTGTTTAAGCAATGCTTCCCACGAACTCAGCGCCAAGCCGCTCCAGCGCTGGATTGTCGCCTAGGATTGTGATTCCTGTTGTCGTGGGTTCGAGCCCCATCAGCCACCCCAAAATAGCAAAGCGCTGCAGCAGAAATGTTGCAGCGCTTTTTGCTTTGGGGCTGTATGGGATCTCGCCTTGCGCATGCCCCCCTGTGCAGCGTTGTGCGTCAAGGGGGGTTTCTCACCATCAAAGCCTCGCCTCTCGCTCACCACAGCCCCACACGGCGCATACTGCATGCTCCACTTTTTGGGAGTTTCTGATGAGCCTTGTGATTCGCGACGCGTCGCCCAGTGAAAAGCGCGGCAACGCCATGTCTGCGGCCTTGGCCAAAGAGCAACTTCAATACGCGGTCCAGATCGTGCGCGACGTGTTGCCGCAGAGCGCTGGCGATGCGGCATTGATTGGCGCCGTGGTGCAGGCCATTGCCATGAATTACGCTGCTGTGCCGCAGCCCAATCGTTAG